CGCGCCGTCGATGCGCTGGCGCAGCGCCTCGAACTGGATGCCGGCGAAGTTGCGAATCTGCGCCATCTACGGGTTCCCCCCATCCGTCCTGATCCGCGGCGTCGCGCCGGACCACTTGCCGCGGTCGTCGGAATCCTGGAGCGCCTTGACGGCTGCCTGAAAGCGCGCCTCCCACAACGGCCCGGCCTCCACGTCCCCGATGAACGGCGTCGCCTCGGCGAGCGCGCCCCACAGGTACAGGTCCGGCGCGTTGGCGAGCAGCCAGTTACTCGTGGCCGTATCGGAGAGTGCGTCGAACGCCTTCCAGTACGCCATCTCGGCCGTGTAGTCGGCGTCGGGCGCCGGGCGGAGCTGGATTTCGTCGTTGAGGATGCAATAGACGCGCGGGCGGCCGGTCGTCGAGCCGGCCCAAATCGTGTCGATCTGCTCCGGCGACATCGGTTCCAACCGCGTAATCGGATTGGTGTTGAGCTGGAAGTTCCGCATTTCCAGGAACCCGGTCGGCAGCGCGACGTATTCGGTCGAGACCGTCGCCGTCGCCCGATCCTCCATGGCGCGGAGGCGCAAGCTGCGGTTGATGCGCCGCTCGGCCAGCATGATGAAATCGGCGGCGTTGTCCGTGATATTGCTGTCGCCGGCCCGCGCCAGCCAGTTGGCGACGGCGCTCTTCAGCTCGGTATAGGTCGAGATCGCCATGATCCGATCGCTCCGCTACCAGGTGCTCGTGTAGCCCGTCAGGGTGACGCTCTGCACGGTCGTCACCCCGCCGGCGGCCGCGAATTCGAGCGTCATGGCCGTGTTTGCCGACCCGGCGATGTCGATGCCGGCGAACGTCACGCTCTGCGCCGTGTTGGCCGGCGCGGCCATGAGACACGACCACAGGACCGGGCCCGCCCCCGTCGCGCCGTCGCGTAGGTTCACCTGGATCGCGGCGCCGGCGGTGGCGCCGGCGCCGAACGAAGCCGTGACGCCGGTCGCGTGATGCTTCTGGTTGTCGCCCGCGGCGCCCTTGGCCGCGCTCGCCTGGACGTTCGCGGCCGGGCTGTGCGTCGCCGCCCATCCCTCGAACGCCCTCTTGTTGCCCAGCTGGGCCAGTGCAAGATCGCCCATCAAGCCCTCCTAAATGCGGCCCGGCGCGGTGCGCAGGTATCGGTATTCGCTGCTGTTGAGCTTGCGTTTGACCGCCGGCCAATGATCTCGGTTGAAGACGTCGATGCCCTCGTCGCGGCGCCACTTCAGGATGATGATGTCCGGAATGGCCGCCGCCCGGCGCAGGTCGCGCGACGGCGACCAGCCGCCGTCGTCATGACCCTGAAGCGCCTTGTTGCGCTCAAGGATCGGCGCCACGTCCTGGACGCTTTCGATGACCGTGGTATCGGTCGCCGGGTCATAGCTGTGAAACTCCAGCAACCCGGTCATCGGGTCGAAGTCGAGCACGCGTCTCGTCATGTCGTCGTACTCAGCTATCAGCCGTCAGCTATCAGCTAGCTGACGGCTGACGGCTGACGGCTTGCTTACGGCGTCGTCAGGTCGGCGACCACGCCCGAGGCTGCCTGTTGCTTGGCGACCAGGGCGTACTCGACCAGGATCTGCACCTTCTCGCTGTCGCCGGTCTTGGACAGATCGTGCTGCTGGAACGGCCGCAAATAGGCGATGCCCCAGTAGTCCATGTCGAGCACGAGCGCCGAGCGGTCGCGGTTGAAGCGGCTGGCGACGATCTTGTGCTCGCCGAAGTCGCTGACATAGACGTCCGCCGCGGCGATGATCGTTGCCTGCTTGGCGCCGGGGTTCTCGCGGTACTGCGTGGCAATGCCGGTGAAGGCGGAGCCGACCGCCTTGTTCTTCGGCCCGACGATGATCGTCGACGGGTCGCCGCCGTTGCTCCAGCAGGACTGGATGACGCCCTTCAGCAGCGCTTCGGTATAGGCCCGCTGCGTGCCGTCGGTGGCGGCCGCGACGACGCCGGCCGAATACCCACCGGAGGCCCCGGTGGCGCCGCGGCTGACGTTGCTCGTCAGCCACGCTTCTACCGAACCGGTGGTGCGTGCGGCCGACGAGCTGCCGGCGGCCGAGGCCTGGTTGCCGGTCAGGATGAACTCCATGTCGCGCTTCAGTTCCTTGGACCGCTTGGCGATCTGGAACGACCGCTCGGACTTGCGCCCGGCCTTGTGGGCCGCCTCCTGCGTGCCGCTGACCACGACGGTCTTGTCGGAGATCTGCGTGTAGTTGCCGACGCGCGCGGTCGGCGTCGTCGCGTCCAGCGTGGCGTCATCGCCCTCGATCACGGCGTTCTGGCCGGCCGTGGCCAGGGCGTCGGTCTGCCACTCGTGCAGCGTGTTGGTGGCCTTCATGCGTTCGGCCATGGACAGGAACGGCGTGCTCGTCGGGCTGATGCGGTAGATGACGTCGCTCAGGTCCTCGCGCGTGCCGATCGAATCGTAGGTGTCGAAGGTGTTGGTCGGTTGCGCCATCGTGATTTCTCCTAGATCATGTCTTCGATCAGGCGGGCGGCGTCCTCGACGCGCCCGGTGCTGTCGAGACGTTTCAACAGGGCAGCCCGCCGCTCTTTCGATCCCTCGCCGCGACCGCGGGCGACGCCCGGCCGTTGCAGCCTGGCTGGCGGCGTCGGCGTCCCGGCGATCTTTCCCCTCGCCTCCGTCATCCGGTCATAGAGCATGGCCTTGCGGGCCAGGATGAAGTCGCGGTGATCGACGAGACGGTCGAGTTCGTCGCGCCGATACCCCGACTTCTGCAGATAGCCGGACAACGCCTGGGTCTCCTGCCGCGCCCTCGCCCGGTCACCGAGTTCGGGGTTCCGGTCGACCACAGCCCGCCACTGGTCGTCGCGATAGCGCCGCCGTGACTCCTGCGAATCGACCTCGCTTTGGCGTTGCCGCTCGCGCAGGCGAAGCTGTGTTGCCTCCGCCTGCCGAAGCTGGGTCGCCAGCGTTTCGTAGATCGGGCCGAGCGCCGCGAACCGCGTCGGATCCTCGGCGGCGAGCCGCTCCCAATCGATGCCGGCGAATTGGCCCAGCATCTGCTGTCGCAGGTTCGGCAGGAAGGCGTCGAGCTGTTGAGCGTAGTGCTGCCGTTCCGTCTCGGTCGTGGCCAGTTCCTGCTCGGCGCGTTCCCGCGCCTGCCGCAACTCGCGCCGCTCGTCGCCGAGACGCATGGTCTTGCGGGTGTAGTCCGTGCTCCGCTGATAGCCCTTGAGAAGCTCGCTCAGCGTCACCTCCTGCTCCTCGCCGTCGATCTTGACGGTGAAGCGGGGCTGCTCGTCGGCTTCCTCGGGCTCGTCCGGGGCATCGGGATCGTCCGCGTCCGCATCCGGATCGTCCGGGTCGTCGTCGGCGCTCTCCGCGTCCGGCGGTCCGTCCGCATCAGCACCGTCTTCCGTGTCGGCCGCGTCCGTTGCGCGCCTCTGGCGCCGCCGATCGGAACGCTCGGGCGTCTTGTCGCGCGCCGACAGGCCTTCGATGGCGCGGGCGGCGCCATGCAGGTCGAGCGGCTGGGATGCAGTTGCCGTTTCCGGCGTCGCTGCGTCGGTCATTGTCGACTCCTTAATTCTCCGGTTTCACTCGCCGATTGGCGCGTCCGCCCGCGCCAAAGAAAATGGGGCCGGCGCCCTCGCGCACGACCCCACTCCATAATTACCCCCTTATAGGCTTATGTTCCTACGCCTGTCAAGCGAAAAAAACCGGTGCGTCCGGCTAATCGTCGTTCGCGTTCTGTGGCTCGGGTTCGTGGTTGTCGCTTTCGGACAGTTTGATGTTTCCACGCGCCAAAAAATCGCGCAGGAATAGTTCCGAGAGTGCGAGCGCCTGGACCGCATCGACGCCGCAAATGCGCTTGGTGCCTTCGAACAGGCTTGGACAGCCAACCACGCAGTAATAGTCGTGATGATCGGCACTCTGGGTCGGTTCCGAAATAGTGGCGACGAATTCGCCGGTGGACCCGTCGGCTTTCTCGATCGTGCCTCGAATTTTCTTGGCGACGCCCCGCACCCGTTTCCTCACATGTAGCACTCTCAGAGGTCGCCGCCCGAAAGCCGGGAGAATGTCGATCCCCGGTTGCGCGTCAGAAAATCGGCCAACCCGGCGGCCGGCAATTCAAGACCCGTCCAGGCAGCTTATGGACGAGAGCAAGAGGATCGCCGCGTCCCACAGGTTGCTCCACAGGCCCATCGGCTCGTCTGTGAGGGGCGGGTCATGCCAGAACGCGTGAACGATGTCCTCGTCCCGAATCAGCAAGAATTCGACCGGGGAAGCAAACCCCACTGTGTAACCGAATGGGAGCTCCGGGATCGATTGACCCGTCTCGGGAAAATGCACCGTCACCCAGAATTCTCCCGCCAGGCCGGGCGCGGCGATCGGAACGCGAAGCGGCCGCACTTGGCTCTCGACGGTGCCGCTCCAAACCGTGTATCTCGGCCCGGTCTCGGAGATTTCGATTTGCAGAGTCACTTGCGCCGCCCAACGCGTCGCGTTGAGCAAGACGACCGCGCGGGTCTCGCAGGGCAGGAGCACGACGACGATAGGCGTCGCCGCCCCGATCAGCACCATCGCCACGATTGCCAGAAGCCAACGTCGCCGCCGCGTCATGTCATCGCCTCCTCGGGTCGCGCCCCACCGTGACCGAGGGCCCGCCGTAGCGTCGCCCGTATCGTCCCGGCGTGCCCGCGGCATATTCTACGTCGGGGTCGTAGCCCAGACTCGATCCCTGCAACCGCTCGTCCGCTTGCTCGCTCTGGCTTGTATTGAAGGGGCCGGTCTGCAAGCGGCCTGCCCGCAGGGCCTCGCGGATCACCTCTTCCGGCGTGCGGTCGCGGTTGCGCGGATCGAGGGCCATCTGTCGACCGGCGTTATTGTTATAGAGGTCCATCAACAGTTCCCCGGCCGGGCCTGCATAGCTGATTTCGTGGGCGTCGCTGAGGCGTTTGGCGGCCCCGGCTCCGATCTCTCGCGTCATTTGAAAACTCCACAGCGCGTGCCGGAATGCGTCCGCTTCGTTGTTATGCGGTCGGACGTTCGGAAATTGTTCGCTCGTGGCATCGCCAGCCTCTTTGGAAAGCACCTTTGCCCGCCAGGCCTTGTGGCTGACTTTCCCCTTGCCGACATAGAATGGATCCCGGAGCGTCTGTGCGATAGCCGCGCCGCGTTCGCCCCTTCCATCGGGATCGAAACGAAACGCCTTCATCATCGCCTCGACATCGACGACTTCGCTCGTCGGCGGCCCGATATCGGGCGTGTGCTGCGCCGGCGGATAGGCCTGACGGTTCGCCCTGCCGCCTCTGCCCGTGGCGGCGGTTGCCGTCGCGACGGGAGCACCCATCGCCGTAGCGTTTCGCGCGGCGCCCCCCCGATTATCGCTCCCTTTGAACATGCCGAGCAGCCCGCCATCGGGAGTCTGCCACATCGGGCGCGGCGTCTCACGCGCGAATCGCGGTTCCTGCCCGCCCCGGTTGCGCGTCAGGAAATCGACGAACCCGACCCAGTCCAGCAGCCCGCCGCTCGGCGGCGGCTCGGGGAACAGCCCCTTGCCGAGAAGCCCGAAATCGCCGTAACCAGGCGACGGCGGCCACGCGGCCGAAGCGGGGCCTTGAGGCGATTGCCCCAGCGGCGAGCGCGGCGGCGCGAAGGCTGCCTCTATCGGGTCTGCCCCGACAGGCCACCGGCGATAAGGGAAATGCAACATCCGCCATTCCTTTCCTCAATTGGCAAACCTGCCGGCGTCGAGTTTCAGTCGCCGTCCGCGGCCCGGTGCCGCGCGTCGAACTCGGCGAGCTGCCGGTCGGCCAGTCGCCCCGTCTCCAGCGCCTCGACGAGGTGCCCCTTCACCCGGCCGAGCAGCTTCGCCATCAACCACAGCCGCTCGCGTTCGCGTTCCTGCGCCTCGCCGGTCGCCTCCCAGGCTCCGCGCAGGCCCGCGGCCACGGTATCGAACGCCTCGTTGAGCAGCGCGTCCGCGAGCAGCCGCTTGGATTGCTCGCCCCGAATCGAATCCTTCTGCAAGTCCATGACCCGATCTCCTCAGTTCGCCGCCGGGCGCGCCGCCGCCCGCAGCCCCAGTTCCGCGCGCTTGAGCGCGATCTCGGCCATCAGTTCGTCGCGTTTCAGCCCGATCTCCGCTTCGGCACGCGCGCGGTCGAGCGCGATCTCGGCCTGGGCGCGCTCGCGTGCGAGCTGCAACTTCGCCTCGTCGAGGCGCGCCCGCTGCTGCAGGGCCAGCATCTGCGGGTCGAGCGCCGGCGCCGGTGGGGCCGACGGCGGGGCTTGCGTCGGGTCGGTGAAATAGGCGTCGACCGACTTCAGCCCGGCGTTCTCGACCAGCCGCGCCAGGGTGTTGTAGATATTTTCGATCGTCACGAGCGGTCCCGCCGCGCCGCCCTGGAACCGGATGGCCTCGACCTGCAGGCCGAGCAGGTTGCGCAAATGCACCAGCATCTGGTCCTTGTTGCCGGTGCCCAGCCCGACATTGATGGTCAGGTCCATGGCGGTGTTCCATTGGCGCGGGTCCATCGCCACCCAGCGGTTGCGCAGGCGCAGAATGCGCGGCGCCTGCTGGCGCTTGCCGACCAGCTCGAGGATCTTGCGGAACAGGTCCTTGACCCCGGTCTCGGCGAAGACGCGCGCGATCAGCTCGATGCGCTGCTGCGCCGCCGACATGATCTGGCCGATGCCGCTCGCCGTCTTGTTGAGGCTGTCGGCGTCGAGCCCCTGGTTGTAGCGCGTGACCCCGGTGCGGCTCTCGCGCACGCCGTCGATATATTCCAGCATCGGGAACGCCTGCGCGGCGACCAGCGGCGTCGTCAGCGGCATGACGTGCCCGTCGGCGGGCCTGGCGCCGCCCTTCAGCCGCACGATCCCGCCCGGCCGGCTGGTCAGCATGTCGTCCAGGTTCACCTGGTCGCTGATGACGTGGCGGCCGTTGTTGCTGAGGTAGAGGTTGTCGAGGATCTGGCGCAGGATCGTCGACTTGACGAGCTGCAGGTCCATCACCAGGTCGGCGACCGACAGGCCGAAGAAGCGGTGCGGCATGATGATCGGCGTGACCGAGACGAACGGCACGCCGTCGAACGGTTCGTTGTCGAGGATCTCCGCACCGCCGCCGGCGACCGTCACCTTGCGCCGCTCGGCGATGCCGTCGCCGTCCCAGTCGGTCCTGATATAGCACTCGGTAATCCACAGCTCGCGCATGGCGCGGTTCGTTTCGCTGGCCTCGTCGAAATCCGGCCCGCCTTCCGGTTTGAACCGGCTGGCCCGCTCGCCGCCGAGGTCGTCCGCCTCGTCGCCCGCCAGGCCCTCGACGAGGTCGCGGTCGTAGCCCGCTTCGATCAATTCCGACACGGTCTTGCGCACGCGGTGCGCGACGAACGCGGCCTCGTCGATCGACCGCGCCCGCGGGCTGATCAGGAACTCCTCCGGCGGCACCGGCACGACCCGGACGCAGCCATAGTCCCGGCTGCGCCTGACCACGACATCGTGATAGGTGACGGTCGCGCCGTCGCTGGCGCTCGCCTCGCCCGTATAGGTCTTGTGTTCGATCGTCTCGATCTCCGGGTCGGAGAGGATGAGCTGCGCCTCCTCCGCGGTCTTGCCGAGATAGGTCTCGCGCGTGGCTTGGCTGCCCTCGTCCCACCACACCTTGGCGATGCCGTTCTTCTGCAAGAGCGCATCCTTGAACAGGGTGTAGAGGATGAGGAACCCCGGATTGTCGCGGTTGAACACCCAGTTGACGTACTCGGTCGCCTGTTTGGCCGCCTCCTCGTCCTCCGGTCCCTGCGGGTCGAATCGCACCACGTCGTCGCCGGCGGTAAAGACCTTCAACAGCGACGGCAGGATCCAGTCCACGGTGTCGGCGACGTCGCTCGACACCACCTGGCTGCGCCCCTCCATCTCGTTGCCGAAGGGCTCGCCCAGGTAGTAGTCGAGCGCCCGGCGCCGCTGTTCGGCGAGGGCGCCGCCGGCATGGCCGATCGCGCTCGCCATCTCGGCCGATATAACGGCCTTCAGTTCGGTTTCGCTCATCTTGCTCATCGGGGTTTCCTGTTCTGTGAGGGTCTGCGGACCGGCTTCCGCGGCCGGCTCTCCGCCGCCGCGGTCCGTTCCGTCGGCGCCGTCTGCGGCCGCGACTCCGGCCCCAGCCGTCGTTCCAGCTCGGCCACGCGCCGTTCGAGCAGGCGCAGCCGTCCGTCCATGGCAATGCTCATGGGCTCGACCTGTCCTTCTTACTTGCTGAGATTGATGGTTCGGCGGGTTGCCCCCGCCGCCGGGCTTGGTCGGCCCGGATGGCGCCGACCCGCGACGGGGCGGTTCGGCGCGTCGCTTAGGTCGCCGATCGGCGCTTGGCGCGCCGGGCCTCCTGCGCCGCCAGGGCGGCGCGGTATCGCGCCAGAAGGTCGCCGTTGATGGCGCCCTCCGGGACCTGGCGCAGGAAGTCGTCCTCGATTGCCGTGTCGGGGACGCCGGGGCGCACCGGCATGGCCAGGATTTCGCACAGCGACTCTTCGAGAAGGTCGTAACGTTTCATCGCCACGACGATCCGGCACCGGTCGTTCAAACAATGGCGCAGCCACTCGCCGTGCACGCGGGCCTTCGCAACGGCCGTTTCGATCGCTTCCAAAGCGGCCGTCAACGTCTCCTCGCTGGCATCGTAGGCTCCATGGCCGTAGAAATGCCATGCCGCCAGGCCGCGCTGGCTGATCGGGTTATCGGGCTCCAGGTCGATGTGCTCATGAATCACGGCGAGCGCTTCGTCGTCCCGACCGCTGACCATCAAGAGCGAAGACAGCTCGAAAAGCAGGAAAGACCGAGCGCCGACTCTGCTGTCCGTCTCGACCCACTCGCGCAATCGATCGATCGCCTCTGCGAGCCGACGCTCCTTCGCGAGCGGCCAGATCGTCCGCTCATATTCCGCGAGCAAAGCGCCAAACTCCTCGTCCGGCAATTCGTCTCTACCCACCGATCGGCCCTTTCTTGCGCGATGGCCCTATCTGTCGGGGTTGTACCACACCTCCATGTCCTTCTCGCCCCATTCCGCCGGCTAACCTGGGTCCGGTGTCCCGCCGTTACGCACGCACATATTGTGTCGATCATTCGCGCGCCCGCGGCAGCCCCACAACCATTTCTCCGGCCATCGATAACACCGACCCAGCTCCCCCTGCCATCTGCGGTAGCAATAGTCGTCCTCCTCAGGCGTGTCGCCGTGCAGGAATGGCGCGAGACCGAGCAGCGGGGCCAGGGCGCCGAGCCACGATGGCACCTGCCCGACAATCCACGGGAGCGCCGGCGCGAGGACCGCCGCGGCTGGAATAGCGCGGGCTGCGCCCGGTGGGGGCGTTGGCATCCTCGTCGCCGCCGTCCTGCCCCAGGCGACGGCGGCCCTGTCGGGCGATGCATAGGCGGACAGGAGGCCGGCGCCGGGTGGCGCGCCGGAGAACGCCGAACCGACCGCCGGGCGGAAGAAGTCGTGGCCGCCGGCAACCGGATCGTTCCTCACGGCGGGCGCGAACGGTTGTTGCATCCCGGAACGCCCGGCTGCAGCAGCGGCGCCGCTCGGCACGCGCGACGGGCCGGTACCCAGGTCGGCCGTTGCCATTTGCGTCGACCTTGCTCGTGCCGCCTCCTGGCCGAGCTTTGCCCGTGCCTCGCGCTGCCGGATCAGCCGGATCTGCTGCGCCGCCCAGGCGTCGCCGCCGACCGGATGGTCGCGGACCTTGAACGGTCTGGCGTCGTCGGCCCAGCGTCGGCGAAGGTCCGCCGGCCGTTCCTTTGCCTCGCGGTCGAGGATGCGTTCCACTCGCTTGGCCGCCCAGGCAGTGCTGCCCGGTCGCGGCAAGCCATATGGCGCTTGTGCCATTCGTGCATTCCTAAGTGTTTTGGATACGCGACCGGGCGACGCCCGTTGCGGCGCCGAACGGTGCTGCAAATAGTCGGTAGTCGTGCTTCAGACGGCGGAATAACCCGCCCACGCGGCGGTCAGACGATCCACTCGTTGCGATATTTGATCGACCGACTCCAATCGGGGTCGTCGCGCCGGAGGCCCATCGCGAGGTAGCGGAAGGCGTCGGCGGCGTTGCTCGTCCAGTCGTGCAGCGGCCGCGCCTTGAACGCTTTCAGCCGGTCGTCGTAGTCGCGCCGGTATTGGCGCAGCGCCTCGAGGCCGCGCGCGCATCGGCCGGCGTCGAACCAGCAGCGCGGCAGCAGGTTGCGCACGGCGTCGATCCCGTCCTCGATCCGGGCGGCCGGCAGCACGCGCGGCTCGATGCCGAGCGAACGCAAGGTCTCGACCCGGCTCCTGCCGCTCCCCAGCTCGCGCACCTCGGCGTCGTGCGGCAGGATGTGATCGCCATAGACGTAAGCGCGCTCGCGCAGCAGCTTGGCGTAGTGGTCGAGGCCGACGCCCGACGCCTCGTAATAGTCGATCAGCCGCACCTCACGGCCGGCCTGCTGGCAGAACCAGATCGCGGTCGAATCGCCGATGCCGAGATCCCAGGCGGTATGTACCGGCAGGCGCGGCTCCCACGGCACGGCGGCGATGCGCGCCTCGGCCTCGGCCTGAGCGAGCGGCTTGCCGTAATAGGAACCGAGCACCGCCGCGTCGAAGCTGCATTCGAACTCCTGGGCGTACTGGTCCTCGGACATCGTCTCGGCCGCGGCCGCCAACTCGGCCGCCGGGACCACGCCGGTCGCGCTTGCCGGGAACCGCGCCGCGAGCCAGTCGTCGTTCTTCCGCGCGGCTTCGTAGAGCTCGCAGAACTGGTTGCGCCCCATCGGCGTACCGATGAACACCGCCCAGCCTTCCCGGTCCGCGAGCGCCGGCCGAATCACCTCCGGCCACACGCGCGGGTGCATCTGCGCGTATTCGTCGAGCACCACGCCATCGAGATAGAGCCCGCGCAGCCGGTCCGGGTTGTCGGTGCCGTAGAGGCGGATGCGCGCCCCCCCCGGCAGGTCGGCGCGCAGCTCGCTCTCGTTGATGGCCACGCGCGGGATCGCCGCCGTGTAGCGCTTCAGATATTCCCAGGCCACATCCTTGGCCTGGTTGAAGAACGGCGCGATATAGCCGAAGCGCGGCGCTTCACGCTCGCACTCGGCGGCGCGCGCGATCAGCTCATTGATCGCGAAAACCGTCTTCCCGAATCGCCGGTGCGCGACCAGCACGTTGAACCGCTTGAGGCTCCCGTGCAGCCGCTTCTGGAGCGGCCGCGGCCCATAGAGCTCGACCAGGGTCTCGGCTCGCTGCTCCATGTCGATCCACTTGCCTGTGCCGTGCCCATCTTCCCCCTCTCCCCCTCCCGCTCCCGGGAGGGGGAGAGGGCGGGGTGAGGGGGAGGAACTGATTTAGTGAGTCGAACCTTGCGCGCGCCGGCATCGCCGGACGCTTCGACCCGCGCCGGCCGCGATGTCGTTCGTAAATCCGGCTTAGTCGGCGCGATCCAGGGCCTCGGCCTTCGCGAAGAGCTCGGCCGCGAGCTTCGCGTTCGCCCCGACGCCCAAGCCGTCCCGGTATATCTGCGCCAGGCGGCGCGTGGCCACGCAGGGCGCCGCATCTGGTTACGACTTCGACCCGCCGCCCCAGACCAACCGGACGATCTGCGGCCCGGCGTCGGCCTCGGCTGCCGCCGGGCCGGCCTTGCCGTAGCCCCAGTTGAGGAGCGCGCTCGCCGCCGACACCCGCGCCGCCGGGGTGGCGTCGTCGTCGCTCATCACCGCGACCAGCGCCGCCACGGCAGCCCCGGCGTGGCGGCGTGCCAGGGCGCCGATTTCGGGATCGACCGCGCCGTCGGGGCGCGCGGCCGGCGCAACCCGCTTACCCCGCCGGCGCGTCTCGACCATGTCGCCTCCCTACCCTCCCCGCGCCCCGACGGCGCGGCCGCCGCGCGCGCAAAAAAAAGGGGGCCGGCGCCGGCGGCGCACGACCCCATTCCATAATTAGCGCGATCATGGGCTTTTTTTCCTATCGCGGTCAACAAAAAAATGCGCCCCGGCCGTCGTCAGGCTGGCCGCCTTGTGCGTCTCCATGCGCCCGGCCCGTCCGGCCGCCCGGCCGTAGCACGCGACCAGGACGTCGAGGCCGTCGAGCACCGCCCGCAGCTCGAAGTCGTCGGCGCGGCGCGCCGCGGCCGGCCGCCGCGGGCCCGCGTCGAGGAAGCGCGGCGTCCGGGCGAAAACGGTCAGATTCTCGGTCGCGTCGCATACCCGCCGGCCGGCCGCCAGCAGCCTGTTCTTGCCGAGTCGGAACGACGCCTCGATGCGCGTCTGCGTCGCCTCGTCGGTCAAGTCGAAGCCGCCGCCCTGACTCCCGATCATCTGTCGGTAGTAGCGGTCGCAGGTGACCTGGGTGCGGCCGATCGTCCGGCCATAGAGGAACGCATAGTGACAGCCGGCCTCGTGCTGTTCGGTGCTAACCAGGCGGCGCGCCAGCATCAGGCCGAGTGGATATTCGCTGAGCGCCGGGTCGGCGCCCTCCGCCAGCAATCGTCGTCGGACCTGCGTTTCCGGCGTTCCTTGATCGATCGCCGGCCGCTCGCCCCGCGGTCTGCCCGCCCCTCGGCCGCCCTGCCACGCCTTCATCGCCCGTCCTCCCCCTTGTTGTCCCGCCGGTGCCCCGCCCGCGATCCGATTTTCCTTGCTCGCCGGGCCGGCATACGCATATACTACGCATATGCCCCGTGACTGTCAACCGCTATTTACGTAAGCACCTCATGATGCCGGCTCACGCGAACCCTGGGACGTCCGAAGTGTCCGAAGCGGCGCGCCGCCTCAAGGCGTTGCGCGAACAGGCCGGGCTGTCGATGCGCGCCGTCGCCGAGGCGCTGCGTTGGCCCTTGACCCGCTACCAGCATTACGAGGACCGCTACAAGCGCACCTACCTGCCGGTCGAGCTGGCGCGCGAGATCGCGGCCATCCTGGCGCCGCACGGAGTCGATCCGCAGGCCGTGCTCGATCTCGCCGGCATCGGCTCGTCGCCGCCGACCGGCGCGCCGTTCCGCGCACGGGCGCTCGGCGCGCCGCCGCCGGTGGCGCGCGACCTGCCGGTCATGGGCGCCGTCAAGGGCGGCTCGGAAGGCTTCTACTTCAACGAAGGCGAACCGAAGGAGTTCGTGGCCCGGCCGGCCGGCCTCGCCGGCGCGGCCAACGCCTTCGCCCTCTATGTCGACGGCGACAGCATGGAGCCGCGCTACTTCGCCGGCGAGGTCCTCTACGTCAACCCCAACCGCCCGATCACCCGTCATTGTTTCGTCGCCGTCGAGATGCAGGACGGTCAGGGCCTGATCAAGCAGTTCGTGCGGCGCAGCGACGAGCACCTCGTGTTGCGCCAATTCAACCCGTCGAAGGACCTCCGCGTTGCGTCGCGCGAGGTCAAGCGCATCTATCGGATCACCGGCTCCGGCGAGGCGAGCTGATCCGTTTCGCGCGTTTTGGCATTGCGTGTATTACGTAATAAGCGTATAATGCCCCTGGTACCGATCCACAGGGAGAAACAGGGATGGCCTTCAAGTCGCGCGAATTGAGCGTTCTCGCCTACGCCAACGGCTTTACCCTCTGGCACTACCGGACCGAGGACGCGCTCGAAGCGGTCGCCGGCGCCGCCGGTTACTTCGATTCCGCCTGCGACATGCTGCGTGGCGGCGACCAGATCATCGTCAATCTGCTTGGCCGGAACCGGCCGGCGATCGTCAATCTGGTGGTCACCGCCGCCGGCGATGCCGTGGACGTGGCGTCCGCGCCGACCGCCGTCACGTCCGTGGGGCCATCGTCACGCGCCTAG